CCAGTTGTCCACTTAGCGCCAATCGGGTGATACACATAGTGCAGGTCGATTGACATGGCATCTGACTTAGCCAGAATGTCACGATCAGTCTCGGTATTTAACCCCAATTGCTCACCGCTGCCAATTGCGCCAGCCGTGAAAAAATAAACCGGATAGTTGGTGCTGGTAGGTGCTAAATCATCTGAAACAATTACCCTCATTCCCATATATTGAGCAATTGTTGGGTTCTCATATGCACCGCTGATGCTGCCGGCGATTGCGTTAATGGTGCTAGCGCCAGTAGCGGCAGTGCTTAGACGTGCTTCTGTGTTGGTGATGTAATCAATGGCTTTGCGTTCTACGAGGTCGTAATACACCGCAGAGTGCATTGCCACAGCAGTCAACTTGTCGCCTTGATCACCAAGTAATGCGCGAGCTTTTGCACATTGGCGGGGGCCAAGTGCAGTCATGCCGCTTAGATCAAGCGATAATCCAGCAAATGCAGCGCCGGTGTTGGAAGTCAAGCCGCCAAATACACCTTCAAGGCACTTGATGAGATCTTTTTGACGTTGGTTGGCTACATAGTCAGCCACTTTTGCGCCAATAGCAGCCATCGGGTCAGCGCCAGCAGCAAGAGCTGCAAGATCGCGTGATTCAAAGGCGCGTCCACGGTGCAATACAACACCAACCTGCTTATCAGCAGTGATCTTGCCAGGTGTCAATGAAGAGCTATCAGTAAGCACTTCAAAGTCGCCAGTTAAGTTAGCTTTGAAGAATGGAACATTGATATAGTCGCCACCTTCGGTAGCGTTCAATTCCGCCATTGGTTGTACAACACCAGACGACAAAAATGCGTCGCGCAGGGTTGTTTGCTCAATCACATACGGAGTAAAAATCTCCGGAATGATTAAATCAGAACGTAAAGTTGCCATTAGTCCTCTTAGAAATGGTTTACAGGTTAGGGCGCAGCCCTATTACCAGCGCAGCCGGTTGTCGATACTCTAGCGGTTAGCTTTAAAGCGATCGTACAAATCGCGGTCAGTCTTAAACAATCGCGCCTGTTCCGTCAGGTTGAATGATTCCGGCGCAAATGGATTTTTAACGCCTGTAGGCAAGCTGCTTGGTGTTCCGCCTGATGGTGCACCGCTGCCTTGTGGTTTTGGTGCCTTTTGCATCCATGCCGGTAAAGTTTTTGCCCATTCTGCTACTGGGGTCCGCTGATATCCATTAACTACTACAACAGTGCCATCGGCTTCGCGTTCAATTTGATCGCTGCCTAGTTTGTTTTTTAACACCATATCTGGATCGTGCACGATATCAGCTAATGCTTGAATCGCTGGTGCTACAAGTTCTAGGTCTTTGATTCTGGTTTCAAGTTCAGTAAGGCGCTGGTCCTTTTGCGCCGTCGTCTCACGGAACTGCTGCTCCAAAGCTTGCCTTGCTTCGGTATATTTACCGGCGGATTCAAGTTCGGTTTGCTGGGCCTGGCGCTTAAATTCGAGCAGTTCGTCAATGTCCACACCATCAGGCAACTTTGGTGCCTTTTTTGCGGCACGTAATTCAGCAATCAATTCTTGGTTTTTGCGTTCCAGTGCTTCAATGCTTTTTTGCGTTTCATCTGTTGTTGCTTGGATTTCTTCAGACATTGATATTTTGCGTTTGCCGTTGTATCTTACCTACCATTTTTCTTTATCTGCCCAGAATGCAGCACTCATTTTCCCTTTAGCAATATTGGCCGCATGTCTTGCTTTGAAGTTAGCGCGTCGTGCCTTATCAGCCATAGACTCACCTTTAGATGGTGGGCTACCGCTTACACCTTGCTGGCCGAATCGTATCAACTTGATGGTGTCGCCTTCTTTGGCGAGTACCGCATGTGATTTCTTAGGATGATTTGGCGTGCGTATCGGTTTGTTATAACCTTCAAATTTATGGCCGCCGCGTTCGATTGCCATTACTTTCTAGCCTTTTTGTAGATATCATCATCTGCTTTACGTGCGCCGCCTTCACCTGAGATATAGCTATTAACGCGACCCATCGCCCATGCAGTCATCGGCACGTTACGTGAGCCGCTGGATAGGTATGCGCCTTGGCCGCGACGATAAACCGCAGCAAGTTCACCGTAGGTAAAGCGTGTGCCTTCAGCTTTTGCTTTAAGCGCTTTTTTTGTTGCTTCGTTTAGGGGCGTTGCGCTTGGCATCCTGTTTAGTCCTCGATTCGGATACTGCCTGAATGTTAATAAACTCACCGCGTTTGTAAGCATCGGCAGTGCGCTTAATTTCAAGAGCTTTTGCGCTCTTGTTTTTGGCACCACTGAGATACTTTTTAGGCAAGCCAGTTGCCTTGTCTTTTGGTACGCGGCGAGGTTTTGCCATTACTTTTTCTTGTCTCCTTTAGGTTTTGTGCCTTTGCCTTTTGGTGCTGGCTTTTGTGGTTTTGCTGGGCCGCCCATGTAAGCAGGCATGATGCGCTCGACTGCAAGTGAATGCTGATATGTTAGCCGTAACGCTTGCGGAGTTGCCCTAGCGTCAGCTCTGAACCGTCGTCACGTACAAGCTTTGCCATCGCATCGCGTGCGCCATACTTTTCGGTTAATATGTCAAAATAAACTACTTTATCCTTTCCTAATACATCTTCCTGCACTGAGCGAGGTTGTTTTTTAAGCCATTCGCCATATGTTGTGTCAGATGGCACCATGCCGCCTGATGCTGCACGTTTGCCGCTTGGCGGTGGTTCTAAATCTTTAATGCCTAGATCTTTACCAAGCTGCTCATAATCAAGCACCGGTACTGTTGTTGATCTGCAATTAAAATGTTGTGGCGGTGTTGGCCCTTTGCCGTATTCAAACTGACGACCATCTAAGGCGCGACATCTTGCGCTAGTTCTGGTGTCAAGTGTTGCAATGTAACGATATTTTTTAGTAATGTCTTGGTTTGATTCATATACTTGTTGGCTGGCAGCATTAGCGACTTGATTAATGCTTGTACGCACAAGTGCCATGATCTGGTTGTTAGCTACAGCGGTAAGTTCACCACCTGCTGCAATTAGCTGACGTGAAGTTTTTGCTGTTTCGCCAAATTGCAATTGCCCAATGAGCCTAGCTGCAATCTTTGGCGTAGCTTCACCTGTCAGAAGCCCATTGCGTACCACCTGACTGAACCGTTCAGCTTGATCAACAGCAATACCGCGGAATGCTTTACTTACCACCTCACCGTTAGGCAACGTGATTGTTGCGCCTTTTGCTGCCGTGAGGTTAAATGTTCCAGTGCCTGCTTGATTGGCTAACGCTTCCACGCCATAGACGGATTTATATAAATCATCCGATAATGCCACGACATTAATCTGTGTCGGATCAGTTGTAACTACTGATTGCGCAAACTGCGGGCTGATTTCAACTGTATTCACTACGCTTCGCGCTCCTGCCGGTAATGCCTTCCGCAGTTGATCGGTAACGAAATCTGATTGGAGTTCTGCTAAGCCTTGCAGTTCGCTTGCAGTGATAGCAGTACTATCGCCCGACCATGTATTAAGGCTGTCTTTGAGCTGGGCAAGTATTGCACGTAACCTTGCTGCTTTTACTGGTGCTGCTAATTCATCTATTGTTCGTAGTTGGTTTACCGCATCAATAATAATATTATTGTAAGTTGTGATTACTTGTCGCCCTACACTATTGCTGTAACGGTTTAAATCAATTGCGTTACGAAATAGGGCTGCCGGTATCGTCATTCAGCCCTCCGTTAGCAGTTGCGCTTAGTTCTTCTTCTACATCAAAATCATCGCCTAACACTTCACCGTTAGCAAGTTGCTCCAGTAGTGTTTCTTGCGTAATGGTGCCAGCGGTATAAAGCTGTAGTAATGCCTGGATCTCTTGAGGTTCTAGCCTTGCGCCAATAAAATCACGATTTACATGACAACTGCCAGCCGCCTCAGTAGTGCCAAGATATTCAGCATGGAAGCGTAAGCAGTTATCAATCATGTCTTGCATATTCTGCGCAATTACCATCATGGTGCTGTCGCCTTGGCTGCGGTCAATTCTTTTTGCCTCTGCTGTTTCGGCGCTTAACTTCTGGCCTAACACTGCTGATAAACCAAGCTCATTAATCTGCCCTGCAAGCTGCTCTAGCCGCTTGAATTGGTACTCAAAACTGGTGCCACCTGGTTCTATGTATTCGGCCCGACCATCTGCGGGAAATGCAATAGCCTCTCCTGGGCCTGCTGATACTTCTTCTGCTGCTGACGGGAAGCCAAAGAATGCCAACATCGGCACTGCTGATATATGTAGCTGGTTGTCAAGATCTGATTGTATTTGATAGGTTTTAAGGTTTAGTTCTGCGATATCTTCTAATGGTGGCCTTGATTCTAAATAACCAACACGGTTGCTGTATGCAACGCTAAACGGTATCTCGCTAAGGCTTGTATTACCTTCTTCTACAATTTTAAACTCGCTGTTATCTTGCTTTTGATGTAGCTCGTATGCACCTGGTGTTAAGACGCGAACTTGCTGCACTGCCTTCTCACCGTAATCGCCATCAGGCACAATCACCGATTCCAGCAATCGCAACATCGTGAGTTGCTGCTGCCCGTCTTTCGCTTCAGTACGCCAACCTAAAATTTGCCGTGGTGTGTAGGTGCACCAGTACGGTCTACCGCCATCTGATGGTGCATCAACTAATGTTCCAATGTGGCCGTAACGCACCAACTTGCGTGCAGTTTCATATGTCCAAACATTTAGATCATTACCTTGCAGATCAACGTCAAATAGTTGTTCACGTATGTTGTCGCTGGTATCATTTAGCCTGACGGGCTTACGTGTTAACATCCCTGCCAACATCCGCTCTAAACGTTGATAGTAAGGCGGGCAAACACTTCTAGCCAAACGATTGTCAAAACTTTCATCTTGTTCTCTAGGCTCTTGCGGCAGGTAGCGGCGATGCCTTTTGCGCATCCCGTAGGTGCCTTGCATTAAATCTTCAATAAGCATCCAATGCGATTCCTGCGCATACCATGCGGTATTTGCATCTTGCACCTTTGTGACCTTGCGGTCAGCAGTAGGCCGGTCGTAGAAATTAAACCCTGTGTACATGCGACCGGCCTATTTGCTTATAGTTTAGCCTTGATAACCGTCCTTACCTCGCCATCAGCGTTAATGGCAATCACATGATGGATCTGCGGTTCATTGCCTTTAGGTTTTAGCAAACGGCCAACAGCCGTCACTTTAGGCTTCTGCATCAGCTTCCTCCTCTTCTTCATCATCATTGTCAACATAAGCATCAATCACTAGCCGCTGCTGCACATATTGCAATGCACCAACAACTTCAATGACTGACAGGTCTTGCTCTGCAATCAAAGCATCAAGTTCTTCAAGAAACGTTTCCATATGACTTCAATGTGGACGTCGCTAGCTTAGCGCATAGGGCGTGGTTTACGGAAACCTGGCTTGCTTGTGTTTACCTTGAAAGTAGGCAAACTATTTACGCGTTTTGCTGAGTAAAATGTCCGCGCCGCATCAGCGATAGCAAGACTTTTCTTTTGCTTACGTGTTGGGCTAGGGCGTTTGCCTCCTTTAGCTACCACTGCTTGCGCAGTTCGTTTTTGATTCGCAAGGGCGCGGGCTTCTCGATTTAATTGTGATCGCTGTGCTTTTGCTTTAGCAGGTGCTGCTGCTCTTGCTCTTGCAGCTTTAGTTGCCATTCGAGCAAATGCTTGATCATTTAATTTCACTTGGATATTAAGGGGCACGCGCTTAGTACTAGGCACCAAATTGATGCCCTTGCCCACAACCATTGTCCCAACAGGGCGGCTGTTGAATCTATTAAGAGTTTTGCTTTGACCGGTACGGTTAGATGTGGTGTTCTTAGGTGCTGCGGCTTTAGTTGTGCTTCTTGGCCCTCCTAACCGTGCGCCTTTTGCGCTGGTTGCCTTTGCGGCCTGAGGTTTAATGCGCTTTGGTGTTTGCGTAAGGCTGCGGGGATTAGATACGAATCCAGCGGTGCCTTTGACACCTCTGCTATTAACATTTTGAACTAACTCTCTTCTTAGGAACGCTTTCGGCCTGTTACCAAAATCGACTGCTCTTGCTCCTATGATCCTTTTGCTATCAAGTTTCTTTGGATTACCTATACGATTGCCAGCTTTATTGAATCTTTGTGTCTGAGCTAAAGCCCTAGCCCTGCCTTGGACGCGAGCTGCGCGGGAAGGCGCTGGGAGCCTAGAGCTTGGTGCTTTATATCCGGTAGATGTTCTACTTCTGCGAAGCCCCCCAACAGTGGTATCTGATATATCGGGTCGTTTAGCGCCTTGTAAAGTAGCAATTGCTTTTGCTCGAATTTGTGCAGTCCTTTTACCTTTAGCGCCAGTTTTATTTTGAGGAAGATCGTAAGCGCGAGTAATCCGCTGCTTAAACAATCTTTGTTTAGCGCCTAGATCGCGCTTTTCTTTTGTTTTGCTAATTGTATTATTTACTTTGGCCCCTTTTGCTATTGGGGTCTTGACGCCAGAACGGTAAGCATCTGCTTTTGCATCGCGGCGAGTATTTTGCGCCGCCTTGGAAATAAAGCCTTCTTTTTGAATTGTGCTTAGGAATTTCTTATCAGCAGCGCGGAAAGCTTTCTTGGCTGGGTCTAGGCGACCGCCTAGGGCCTTTGCCGTGGGCTTAGCTGCAGGGGGCTTAGCTGCTGTGGTTTCGCTCCCTTTGGCTTTTCTGAGATTTTCAGCTCTTTTCTCAGCTCCTTGCCATTTTCTCATCGCAGTAGCAGAGGTTTTGCCAGCGGCGTCCTCTTTCTGAAATGCCGCGTATTTGCCTTTAGACGATGCGCGTTGTGAAATGCCTTTGCGGGCCATCAATGCTGCTGTCGCCGCATCTGATTTAGCGCTTCGATCCTTTGCAATCCGATTTGCAGTAGCGGTTGCCCGCTCTAAACGCTGCGCCCTAGGAAGTTTAGCTGCTGTGGGTTTAGCTGCTGTGGGTTTAGCTGCTGCCTTACGCTGCGCAACCTTGCTAGCGGCGGCTGGGTCGCGTTTTACCTTGCCTTTAATGGTGCCGGCTGCTTTAGCTCCACCTGCCTCCATTGTTTGCGTTTTACGTTTATTGCCTTTTGGAGTTAATAACCTCCCACCTCTAGCCGTCGCGCCTGTACCAGTGCTAGCAAACCTGCCGTTACTGTCGCGGCTGTATTTACGAGTTTTGCCTTTGCCTCCGCCGCCACCCTTACGGCCTTTGCCTCCCTTAGCCATAAGCAGTGACCTATAAATCTAATATATTCTAATGCCTGTACCGCGCCCAGCCCCAGCGTGTAGCGGGTTAAACTCACGCCATACCAGATAGCCGAGCGCGTCTGTCATGTGATCGTGTCCGCCTTCCTTATCTGGTGCGCCGTTAGAGCTATAACATTGCAGTTCTAAACATTCAATCATGCGTTTGCAGGTATGGCTGATATGCAACCTGTGCTCACCTTTACCATTTTCAAGTAATGCCTGCACTGCCGCGACACGATCGCGCACAGGCGGATTGGCTTTAGGCGATTGGTTGCTGATGCCATATTGCTCCAGTATCTGAATATCGGTTTGCGTTGCATTTGTAGAACGATTACCGCCGCTGGCGTCTGGGTAGCCATAAAGCCGATGGCCTGGATATCGCCTGCGGATCTCGGCACCTAACGCATCGGTATCATGCGCACCGCTGATCTCGTCAATTATTAATAATCCTTTGCCGCTACGAATACCAATAACCGCCGACATGTTACCGATGTTAAAGTCAACGCCAATACGCAACGGTTCTTCACTGTAATCTGGCAATTGCGTTACTACATGTTTTGATCTATCAAACCTGTCATAAACAGTGCCAGTCGTAAGGTTAACAAATTCACCGTTTAAATACGCTTTAATTAAATTGGCTGGATAATTTTCAATTAAGCTTGGTATAAAATCAAGCGGTAGATGTGGATTGTCTTCAGTGCGGGCTTGGATTAACAACGTGTCGTCTGTTGCTTCAGATTTAAATGTTTTATACGCCCAACCAAAACCTTCAGGTGTAGTAGCAGCATAAAATTGGCGAACATTGCCAGAACGCAGACGAGCGAGTGCCATCTGCGTAGCGCTTTGTGCTATACGCATTGGCGCTGTATCCGCTTCATCAAAACCAATAGCACAAAGGTTCTGGCCCCGAATGCGGTTCCATGTTTCCATGGTGCGCAACAGAATTGTATGCTGGCCTTCAGCAAAGCTCAATGTATATTCAGGTAATGGCGAAACACGAAAAGTGTAAGGTATCTCCCATTTAGCAAGGCAATCATCAATGGTACGTTGTAAAATATCTCGAAGCATTGGCGCAACAGGTTCAAATAGTGCCGATACAAAGCCAACATTCTGGGCGGCAAGACTAACGGCCTTGCTAACTAATCCGTAAGTTTTGCCTGCACCAAATCCACAAACTAAACCAATCTTGCGATGTGTAATGTTATCACAAAAGACTTGTTGATGTGGCAATAAATCAGCATGGATACGTTCTAAAACTTCTGCAATTGTTGGTGTAATAGTTGCGGTTTCACCTCTTCGATGGCAAACATAACCTGAGGGAACTTCAAGAAGGATACTCACGAACAGAGTTGAGTTAACTTAGCTGCTGTATTAATAGCACCAAGCGCAATATGAAACTGCCCTGCACGTCTAGCTTCCATCTGTAAAGTGCTTAGTTGACTTAACAAATCAGCTACCATTTGCGGGCGTTCAATATCCCAATCAGCCTTAAGTTGTTCACGCGCAAGTTTAAGATATTGATCAACAGTACGATCACCTACTCCCCAATGTTCCGAGGCATATCGAATACAATCAGACCTGCGGCCTCCGCTAGCTATTATCCGCGCAAAGCGATTCGCACGGTCGAGTGTATCTTGCCTGGTGCCTCTTGGGGCGGCCACTAAAACGCCTCAGATATTAGCTCAAGCATAGCTTTGTTGCCCGTGAACTGCTCCCAGCGTTTCACGATCACGTCGCAATATTTGGGGTCTAGCTCCATTAGGCGAGCATGGCGGTTAGTTTTCTCGCAAGCAATCAGCGTGCTGCCGCTGCCGCCGAACAGGTCCATCACAACACTGTTTTTGTGGTAAATGTTCAAAATATTTTCAATCAAACCAACTGGCTTTTCGCAGGAATGGATCGTCTTGTGAACTCGGGCGTATTCCCAAACATCTGCTGGTGCTGTGCTTGGGTAGACAGGCTTACCATTAAGGCAAAGGTAAAAAGGTTCATGTTTAGGTCGCGAATAATAACCAATGCCAAAATTGTTTTTAACCCAAATGTGCAATGCCTGAATTTTGAAGAACTTTTTAAGCGAACGCTCAAACGCCCCAATATTAGGCCAACCAGTCCAGACGAAAGCGTAAGTATCTGGTTTCATCACCAATAGCGCCGAACTAAAGACCTCATCCAAAAAATTATCAAACTTTGCGCCCTCTAAATTGTCATTCAAAATAATGTCATGAGTCCCTCGTTGAGGTTTAAAGTTAATTCCATAAGGCGGATCGGTAAACAAAACATCTGCTTTGTCGCCAGCCATCAACCGCTCCACCTCGATCAGCGACGTGCTGTCCCCGCACATCACGCGATGGTTCCCCAGTAGCCACACATCACCAGGCTTGGTGATCGGCTCCTCAGGGGCCTCAGGCACGTCATCGGCATCGGTCAGGCCCTCGGTTGGTAACTGCTCCGCTTCTCCAATGATCTCGGCTAGGTCATCCGCTTCAAACCATGGCGCTAGGTCGTGTTCTGCGCTGAGCTGTTGCAGCATGTCCTTGTCCCAATCGGATAAATCACTGGTGCGGTTATCAGCTAGCGCAAGGCCGATCTTGTCGTCTTCGCTTAAGCCAGTACGTTTTACGGCAATAATTTCAGTGCCATCAGTTTCGATAACACGAATGTTTTGAATGCCAGCGGCTTTAGCACCTTCAACCGTGCCATTACCAGCAAGGATGCGATTGTCTTCATCAATAACAATGCTGCGTGCAGCGCCAAATCGTTTAAGTGATTCTGCAATTAATGATGCAGAACGATCAGTACGTTTACGAGCATTTCTATGATCAGACTTAAGATCCTTAATCGATGTCATTCTTTAACTTGAAGAGTTGAGCTATTTGAATTTATTGTAACCGGTCAGCCGATACTGCACGCGTTATTGCTTTGGGCAGGTTCCACGTTGAAGGCTTCATCTAATAAATCTAAGACGACTTGGTAATCAGCAATCAAATCAATCAGCTCAGCAGGATCTAACGGCTCGCCATCGTCTTGCGCGTTATCGCGTACAGCAGCAGCCACAGCAGCGCATTCCTGCATCAAATGGTGCAGGCGTTCAATCACTGGTGCTTGCTTGACTGAGGGCATTGTGGAGGCGCTGGCAACGGTGTGATGGTAGTTCGCGGTGGTCAATCGGTCAAGCGTTTTTGGTGGTTGATGGGGGTGGACGCAAAATCTTAGTCATAGACAGGCTTCGGACGCAAGCGGACGCAACACGGACGCAAATAAACCAGTCATACCAACGATGGACGCAAAAACGGGGTTTTCCTATTCCCCTATATATGTTTATTATGTTCGCTGCGATACATAATACCTTTTTTATTCTATAAATGATTTCTTATACCCTTTTGCGTCCGAAGTAGTAAAAAGATAGATAAACACTAGGTTTTTGCGTCCGCATTTTGCGTCCGACTTGCGTCCGATTCGGACGCTATTGCGTCCGCAAGTCTGCCCACTCGTCTAATTTGAGCCCAATGATGAGACGATCGCGAGATTTGGAAGTGGCACGATCGGACGCAAGTTTTGGGAAAATCCGCATCAATGCCGGCACCAAAAGACGAGCAGCTTTTACTGGACGGTCAGCAGGGGCATCAAGCAACCACCTCCCGTTGGTGTCTAGGTAGCCTTCATCCTTGTACCAATTGGTAAGCATTTTGTAGATACGTGACACTGAAACGGTGGATTCCGGCTCGTAACGCAAACCGACAGAATCGCAAAATTCCCATAGGTGACAGCCTGCGCGTTTTACATCTTCCATAGCAGCACGACCGGTTGCATAGTCAATGCCATGCTCAACCGATAATTTCAACCCTTCAAGCAACCAGTTAAGAAATGCAGGGCAAATATGCTCACGGATAAACTCTGGGTCGTCCTTTAGTTTGGGGTCTGCTTGTATATGGTTGGGTTCTAATGGTGTTGCCATAAATGTTTTACGGAACTTAAATACATGAAATCTTGTCTCAATTGCAACCTGCTCACCAGTTAAGGAAGGGTCTTTATTTAAGTTAAAAACAAATAATGCAGACGGTATAAATTGCGACTCTTGAACACCTTTTAGCTCGTAAGATAACTCCTCTCCGCTTATGGCAGCCTTTAATGATTGCAGGTTGTCGATACTAACAAACTGTGAATTTTCAGACGACCAGTTAACAGACGAGTCACGAACTGGCGCGATAGGAAATTTACGGCCAGTGTCATATTGCCTGAAATCAGCTAATGTGCAAGACGTAAAATTACGAGCACCTAAGGTATCGCGTAAAGCGGTGCGGATTGTATCTTTACCGTTAGCGCCTTCACCAATCATCAATACAGCACGTGGCCTACCACGGGTAGCGCGATATTTGGCAAGATCTAAACCGCTACCGAGTATGCGTTGCATGGTGTCGCGATCGCCGGGTTCTACGGCTTCAAGCAATCGTGATAGGTGTTGCGGGTTAGCATTTTCATCAAAGTTATAGCCGGTTACGTAAGTAAAGAAATGGTTGTAATTATGAGGCTCAAGCTTAACATCAACAATACGACCATTCCAAGACCATGACAAGACACCATTATCGCAATTTATAGCATTGGCTGGGTTTATATCAACAGGTGTCAAAAGTTTCCGCACCCAAGCGAAAGTTTCATCTACATAACGTGGCCGTTTCCATGGATGGCAACGCTCACCGTTTTTGGGATCAATAACATAAAGCTGAGATAAAAATTCAGCTACGATGGGCGCTAATTCATTATCGGTAATTGGCGCGTAATGAGTACCTATCCACTTATGCAAAATATCATCGACACAGATCCACTTATCAGTTGGCATATTAAACACAAATTTAATTGTGGTTTCAAGCCATTCAGTATCAGTTTTACTGAATAATTGACAGGTGTCAGGTGTTGCTTCAGTTGTGACGGATGATGAAATTATACGTATTGGTAGGGGTGGCCGCCAACCATAATGCCGCGCCCAGTACCAAAAAGTACCTGCATTAATACGATCACCGCCTGAGTCGGCAACTTGGGCAGCTTCTAAGAATTGGGGGCTGTGCTGCTGCATAAGGCCAACAGCATCAGATTCAGTACCACCAACTTCAATAACAGCTTTTACTAAACCCCATAAGATATTTCGATAAATATGGTAGGTGCCAGTGCCAGGAATACGCGACGGGATGGCATCTAATGCCTCTTTGATTTCGTGAATTGTGCGTATTGGCTGCTCAGTATAAACCTTTGCTGGTGCTTCGTGTTTGTAAAACTCCTCAGATGGCAGGCAGGATTCAAGGTCACTGATGCTGTAACGATCACCAGAACAGGATACGAGCTGGCATTTGTCGCCTAGTGAACCGTCGCCACCGACATGGTAGGTGCCAGGTAACCGCATTACACGGGATAAGTTTTTGATGCTGCGATCGGCATCAGCGTATTCAAGCAACCGTGATTGCAGCAGTTCCCAATGCGCTGGCGTTATAGGATCAGATAAAACCCAATAGTTATGAATTGATTTGCCGCCAGTCGATACCTGCATAGTTGGCTGAGGTAAGCCAAGCTGCTGCCATGCAGTGATTTGCCATGCGGTAGGCCGATCATCCCATTCGCAAAAGAAAGCGCGGCAGGTCGTAATTTCGGCATCGATATCGCCGCCATCGTTGATTACTACATAAACACCACGGCCTTCGTCTTGCCATTCCTGCATTGATTTCCGACTAACGGAACCCTTACGACCTTTATCGCCTTTCTTTTTAGGATTCTCAGCATGAAAGAATGCACGTAAACGTAAGGTTCCAGCAGGCTTCCCTAACGCAGCAATAAAACGCCGCGCTTCATCAAAATCAATTTGTTTCATTTAATTTCAGTAACGGCGCGCTCTTGCCGCATCGCTTCGTGTACTAACAACCGTAAAGCAGTTGAACGGGACATCTTGTCGCCCGATCGTTGATCAAGCCATTGAATTTGTTCAAGCGTCAGCCGCAAGCTAAAAGGCGGGCAAAGGGGCATTGGGATCGCGTAACACTTGCCAACAGTAACCCATTAGGTTACGATGCGCAAGCCCTATCCAGTTTCCCATGCCTTTAACATTGCCTATTCCTATTTACAACGGAATTAAGTTTGATAACGAGCTTCAAGCAAAATGGGCTGTTGCTTTTGATGAGCTGGGGATTAAATGGACTTATTTTCATAACAACCCAAAGTTTACGTTTGAACTGCCAACATTAGGTATGACTGCTTTAGTTTTTAGCGCATTGCCATATCAATATGAGCTTGCCGCTGCAAATGATTTTGCATGTCAAGCCGATCAAAAACTTTTGCTGTTAGTAGGCGTCCCAGGGCCTCGTTCATATTTTGCAATTGGCAGGGAAGAGTATGGCTATAAAGTAACCCATTTAGGTGCTACTTATTTTGCTTGTGATTATTTAATATTTGATTCAACAACTACTTCTGAAGGAAGGTTTTTTTCTAATACAGGCGAAGACGCTTCGTTGTTTTTCCCATATCCTATTGAATCAGAATCATTTGAAGATGATTGTGAAAATATTGCAATTATAAAGGCACAGTATTATAGCGCATCCAAGCCCTTTAAAGCTCAACCTGCAAATTCATTTGAATTAAGTATTGCGCTAGGGACAACTGACTTTAACACTTGGTTTATTGACGGTGATGAGCTTGTGCTAAAGCGTGAAGATTGGCGCCGCATTGATTTTGAACAGTGCAATACATCTGCGCAAATTCTTGATTGGATTTTTCATTATCAAAGCAGAATTACGGCAGAAGAACTTGGCGACATGATTGAAGCGCTGCAAGCAATTTTGCATCCAATGGCAAACTATTGCAGCAGCGGAGTTGACAAAGAAGCAAATGGCTTAAGTTTGCTTCGTAATTGGCTTGAGCCTAAAACAAAACGCAAGCCAATGAAGCCAAGTTTGCGTTTTGAAATTTTGAAGCGCGACGATTACCGGTGCCAAATGTGTGGGGATACTGCAAAGGAAGGTGCCAAGCTTGAAGTAGATCACATCCATCCAGTTTCTAAAGGCGGCAGCAATAATCCAGATAACTTGCAGGTGCTGTGCCGTGATTGCAACGCTGGCAAAGGAGCGCAATATCAATGAACCTCCGCCCGTACCAGACCCAACTCATCACCGATATCCGGCTGCAATACCAGCTAGGCAAGCGTTCAGTGCTTGCAGTACTGCCGACAGGTGGCGGGAAGACGGTCTGCTTCTCGTACATCGCCCAGGCTGCGGCACGTAAGGGGAACCGCGTTTGCATCCTGGTGCATAGGCAGGAGTTGCTGGATCAAGCCAGCCGGAGCCTTAGCGGCATGGATGTGCAGCATGGGATTATTGCCGCAAAACGTGGCATGGATCTCAGCCATGCGGTGCAGGTTGCGAGTGTCGGTACATTGTCACGACGTTTGCATTTATTGCCACGGGATTTCTTTCAATTGCTTGTAGTCGATGAAGCCCATCACACCACAGCCGGCACCTGGGCTAAGACGCTGGCTCATTTCCAAGCTGCCAAACTGCTAGGCGTTACGGCTACACCTATTAGAGGTGACGGTCGCGGCCTAGGTGAGCACTACCAATCGATGGTGCAAGGCCCTAGCGCTGCATGGCTAACGGATAACGGATTCTTAGCCCCGGCTCGAGTGCTGGCACCGCCGGGCTTCAGTAGCGCTGGTTTGCGTAAGCGTATGGGTGATTTTGATATGGGTCAAGCCGGTCAACTACTCCAGCAGGGTCAGGCAATGGGCGACTGCCTGACGCATTACCGGCAACACCTATCAGGTCAAACCGCGATCGCATTCTGTTGTTCGGTCGCTCATGCCGAAGCGGTCGCAAGGCTGTTCCAGGATGCAGGTATTGCGGCTAGCAGTATTGATGGCAATACAGACAGCACACGCCGCCGCCAACTATTAATAGATCTGGGCACCGGCAAGCTAAAAATACTTAGCAGTTGCCAACTTATCGGTGAAGGTGTTGACGTCCCGAGTGTTGGCGGCTGCATCCTGCTGCGACCTACCGCAAGTGTTGGGTTGCATCTTCAGATGATCGGCAGGTGCCTGCGTCCGCAACCAGGCAAGCGTGCCGTGGTGCTCGACCATGTCGGCAACAGCTTGCGGCTTGGGCACCATTTAGAGGAACGCGAATGGAGCCTGGATGGCGCCACCAAACGCGATCGGGAAGCATCACCATCGGTCAAAGTGTGCCCGCAATGCTTTAGCACCTGCGCCACGTTGGCGGCGGTATGCGGTGAATGCGGCCATGAGTTCCGCACTGAGGTGCGCGAGCTAAAGGTTGTGGAAGGTGAGCTAAAGGAGCTTCAAAGAGGGCAGGCGTTTAAGCCACAAGATGCGGTTGAAGTCAGGAGATTTGAAGGCAATGGCAAAACATGGATAAAAGGATGGATTTTTGGAAAATTATATGAAGAGAAAAGAAACTATGGTCGCGCAAGATGCTATGACTCATCTGGCAAATCATGGAGCGTATCAATTGATGACATACGCATTGCTAAATCAGAGTTATCAGTTACCAAGCGCCGCGAGCAAGGCACTGCGCAGTCGCTGGAAGCACTTATAAGTGTGGGCCAGCAGCGTGGATATAAGAACCCGGTAGCGTGGGCGAAACATGTTATGTATGCCCGCAGCCTCAAGTGAACAAACAATCCAGCAACACATTCGGCTTGCGTGCAGTATTGGCACCTGCCGATTGTTTCGCAATAATACCGGCACGCTGCGGGATATAAACGGCAGACCGGTGACTTTCGGATTATGTAAAGGCAGCGCCGATCTGATTGGTTGGCGTAGCGTCACCATTACACCTGCGATGGTGGGTCAGACTTTGGCAATTTTTACCAGCATCGAGGTAAAAAGTTCCAGAGGGCGCGTAAATCCTGAGCAGCAGCAATGGCTGCAAGCGGTTGCAGCAGCCGGCGGTATTGCTGGTGTCGCAAGAAGTGTGGGCGAAGCGATGGATTTATTACGCATTACAACTGAGGAGTGTTGACAGGAGCGGACCATCTGTGTATATTAAAGGGACAGGAGGCGAGAGCTTCCACCCCAACCCGAGAATCATGGTCCGCACCGCTTTAACCGCCGAATTAGCAGACGCAGCCCTTAAGCCATTTGGCCTTCGCGTCACTGCATGGTCTTCCACAAAGTTCCTTGTGTGGAAAGGTGATCAAAACCAGTGCAAGCGCCGGGAAGCTGTTGCTGAATTGATTGGGGTTTATCAGTCCGCCGCTTAGCCCCACGCGGCCCGCCGGAGCCGCACCCAATCCGGCAACAAAATTACCCCAACTCAAATGACTACTCTTGCAATCTTGATAGCAGTTTTGCTA